ACGTAGCCTTGAGGTAACATTCCCATGTTTCTCATTGCATTGGCATCATTATCTGATGTTCCAGGTCTTAAGTTAGAGTTTAATAATCTCTCTGCGACAAACTGTAATTGTCTTGGAATGATTAATTTCATACCTCTTAGAGCGATAATTAATCCTCTTTCATCAACGAAACCTGCAATAGAGATTAAAGCATCTTCTAAAGATGTCTCGTTAAGGTCGGCTGCAGTTGTAGGTTCGTTAGCAAAAGTACCACCACTTGTTAATGGATGATCTGTTGCTAATAAAGCCTTTCCGTCACCACCAGCAGTTGCTCCAGCTGTGAACGCATTATTTAATACATTCGCTGCTTTCACTTGCTTAGTATGAGCCATGGATCTTGCAAGTGCTCTTGTATAACGAGCAGATAGCTTGTCGTAGAGATTATCTTCTACAGCTTCTTCTGTTATTGAGAACGCCATTGCGACAGTTTCATGGTTATACCTTGAAGTGTAAGCCTCGTTTGCATCATCAAATGTGACACCAGAACCTTCCGCTTTAGTCGGTGCTGCTCCGAAACCACTCAACATTACCTCTTCTTCAAAGGCTCTGTCTGAAGCCTCTGTGTCAAAGATTTCTGCATGTTGACCTTCGTACCTATTATACTCCATACCAAAGAGAGCGTTTAAGCCAGGCTCTAACTCTTTGGCGAGTTGTGCTCTTGAAATAGCCATTTTAGACCCTCCTTAACTTACTGTTGCTTCTGCACTACCAGCAAGTAGAGCATGATTGTTAATCATCACAATCAACGGAATACCAGCGGCAGTAAAGTCATTGTTCTCTGGGTCATCAAGAATACCAACAATCTTTAACGGATGTGATAAATCTGATGCGTCCACAGTAGAAACATCTAACTGTGCAGCTGAAATACCTGTTGTTGTACTACCATCAGCAGCTCCTTTGCCTGACTCGGCTGAGAACTCTGCACCCTCAAAAATAGTAGCGATTGCTGTCGCTTTATTTGTGAGAGAGGCATCTGAGCAAATTACAAACCTTTGCATCGGGTTGTCATATACAAATCCGATAATATCGAAGTTTGTATCTGCACCAGATCCAGGCCAGTAATTTGAAAAGACTTTTTTGCCTGTGGTTGAAGACACATATTCACATCCTGCAAATACGCCTACGAATTTCAAAGTGTCGCCAGAAGCCGAACTAGATACAGCGATTTCTCCGCCATTTGTTGCGATAACTGGTGAACCTTGATAAATTGCAGAAGCACTTGAGTCTATGAAATATGAGTTTGTACCTTGAGTAGCTGGAGTGCTACCCGCGGTGTTGATTGGTTTTAAACCAAAACCAACATTCACATTAGCCATTTATAGCTCCTTTAAAGTTACTCGGATCCAGAAGTATTCATTTTACTTCCTTTACCGAAGGTTACACGACTTTGCCTATCGGGTTTATGGATAGGCATAGAGGGATGTTGTTCCCTCATCAAGTTTTCATCAACGGCTATCATTTGGTTGCGGGTCTGTTCCCGAAAATATTCAGTTCGTTCTTCTACCGTTTCTGTGGGGATTCGTGCCAACATTAAACCACCGACACCAATCACTCCTTTGTTTTTACCCTCCTCAATAACTGGATACTTTGCAGCTTCGCCGCCATATTCATCGGCTCTAACTGGTTCCCATCCCTCTCTCATTCTGGAAAAAACATTTGATTTATCATCCTCACCGCGTATAGCAGTTCTGATCCATCTATGTTCATATCCATCTGGAGCTGGGGGAGCAGCCAGTTTTGCTGGAGGTTGCCAAGGTTTTCTCCTTGAGGTATTTGCACGACTTGTGGTCTCTCGTGAAATTCTGTTTGTAGTAGCCATGTTCTTACTCCTTCACATGCTTTGCATATTCTTCTAAAGGAACACCCAATCTTTTTGCTATCGCAATCTGCGATGGAGTCAGTTTGACTGTTCTACTCTTCTTTGCTCCTGACCTTGATGCTGTGTTACCAGCAGAGGCAACTCTAGGAGCATTAGTCTTTCTGTTATCCGAAAACTTATGTGAGAACTCGGATCTAATTCTATTATCCAGTTCAGTGTAATACTCTTCGGTGTTTGGGTCAAACCCTTCTTGCTCAATTAATGTCTTATGTATGCCAAAAGCAGCGTAAGTCATTGTTTGATCTTGCCCAAACCACTCGTTGTCTTGTGCCCATTTTTCGGCTCTAGGATCTGGTTTTGGTTGAGCTTGAGCTTGAGGTTGAACTTGTGCAGTTTCTTGTTTTTTTGCTTGTTCTTCACGCTCTGCTTTTAATCTTTTTAGATTTGCCTCTTCCATGGCAATTCTAGAAATATTTTGTTGTGCATCATATAAAGCGTCTGCATCACCAGACTCTAACGCTTTTTTATATGCCTCTTTTGCAGCTTGTGCTTGTGCAGTTACTCGTGTATCAAACTCACCAACGTAGTTGTTATCTAACTTATCTAACCTCGCTTTGAGTTCTTCGTTCTGTTTTTTGACAGATTCTGCATAAGAGATTGCAGCTTGTCTCTGTCGCTCTTCTTCCCGAAAACGGCTCGTAAGTTTGCTAATACGTTTCTTAACAGAGTCGGAATATTCAGACAAGTCATCATCATCTGCCACCTGCTCTGTATTCTCGGTTGTGGTTTGGGTATCTCCGACAGCTTGATCTTCGGTGGTCGACCCCTTTTCCTCTTTATCTGCGTCATCTACTACCTCCACTTCTTCAAAAAGTTCTTCTTGTTTTGCGTTTTGCATACATTAGGCTCCGTATGTTTTAATGTCATCGGGATTGACAATGGTTGCAATGACTTCATCGTCATTGATTATTCTAACTTCACCGCCCTCTATCTGAAACCGTGATCCAGCGTAGCGACCTATGCACACCCAGTCGCCTTCTTTACACCAATCACCGTCAGTTCCAAATTTGTCTACATCCTTATAAGCAAGAGGTCCCATCTTAACAACATAAGCCACAACTGTGGCTCTTGATTCTTTTTCTCTTATGGAATCTGGGACATGAATACCACCCTCGGTCTTTTCTTTGCCCATATACGGCATAACTAATATACGCCATCCAGTGGGTTTTGGTACTCTATCTTTTAAGGATAATTCTTTTGCTGCTTCGTCTGCTTTTTTCTTAGCTTCTCTTTGTCTAAGAACATATTCAGGTACTATCAATGTCATTGTCTGTCTTCTCCAGCAGGGTTCTTAAATGTTCTAATGCGTAGGATAGACCCTGTATTTCTCCTACCATTGCTTTATAACTAGCCATATCAGAGGCGTTACCACTAGTCAATGCAATACTAATCTCATTTATCCTATCGTTCAAGGACTTTTGATATTTATGTAAAAAATCTGTGACTCTCATTAATTATCCAGTAGCAAAAGGAATGTTAATACTAAAGATATTGTCGTCTACTTTTTGTTTTTCCATGTCAAATCCAGGTCCTAATCGAATTGTAGTGTTAGGATTGTTAGTCACACCTCTAAAAAAATCTTGAATTTGAGGGCCTGCAAAATAATTAAGTCCTCGTGATATGGCTTGTGGGTTCAAAAATTGTGAAGCATCTGCAACTTGTATATTTGCATCTTGTGCCATATTCGGAGCCACACTAGCTATACCTGCATTAATCTGACCAAACTGATCTGCAAATCTAGACATGTTTGCATCTCTTGTTACATTACCAAAAGCATCAAATGTAGGACTTACTTGAGGAATTGTTCCCATGGCTACGTTTGGTGTAGTGGCAACTGGATCTGTTACATTCATTTGAGCACCTGTTTGTGACATGTCTGATATTTGTTGATCGTCTCTAGTGCCCATCATTCCAGTAAAATCTTCATCTTTGAGACCACCTGCTGCATCACCTTTTAAACCAAGAGCACTTTTTGCATCATTAAAACTACTCTTGGCACTATCCATTATGCTTTTAAATCCTTGACCAATCACAGACATGATGCCAACTGGTTCCATTTCTACTAGAGCTCTCTCCACTGGAGAATAAAATTTAGCTCCAACAGGTCCATACTTTCCTTCAAGTGATGGTAACATTGAAGTAGGAACATCAAAATCTATTTGATTACGTAAATCAAAACCAGGAGTTAAACCTCTACCGATCATACCTAAAGCAGCGAAGTTTGGATCATAGTTAGCAGCGTTTGTTATGTTTGAGACAGAACCACGACC